CCGGTGCGGCCACGTTGAGCGTCCAGCTGCCGAGGTCCATGGCGCGGTCGAACGCCCAGCCCGCGAGGCTCTTGAGCGCCTTCCACGCGTCCCCTTTGTGCTCCCAGAGCCAGCCAGCGACCGCCGGCGCAGCCACGTTGAGCGTCCAGCTGCCGAGGTCCATGGCGCGGTCGAACGCCCAGCCCGCGAGGCTCTTGAGCGCCTTCCACGCGTCCCCTTTGTGCTCCCAGAGCCACCCGCCGACCGCCGGTGCGGCCACGTTGAGCGTCCAGCTGCCGAGATCGATGGCGAGTGCGATGGGTGTCGGCCTGCCGGTCCCATCGCCTTGGACCGTGCCGAAGAGCTGCGCCGTGATCCAATCCGCCAAGCGTCCTGCTTGCCGAGCAAGCCACCCGCCGACCGTCGGCGCGGCAACGTTGAGCAGCCAACCGGCGACGATCTCAACCGAGAGCGTTGCGGTCATCGGTCCGCCAGTCCCGTCACCCTGCACCGTGCCGAAGAGCTGCGCCGTGATCCAGTCACGCAGCCGTCCAGCCTGTCGCGCCAACCAGCCGCTGACCGTCGGTGCGGCAACATTGAGCGTCCAGCTGCCGAGGTCCATGGCGCGGTCGAACGCCCAGCCCGCGAGGCTCTTGAGCGCCTTCCACGCGTCCCCTTTGTGCTCCCAGAGCCAGCCAGCGACCGTCGGCGCGGCAACGTTGAGTGTCCAGTCGGCCAGCTGCGCAGCGCCGGCCAACCCGTCGCTGAGCGCCTGTCCCGCCTCTTCGCCGATCACGCGCAACGCGTTGATGAGGCGCCGCCCCTGCCGTTCTCGCAACGCCTCGAACAGGCCAGCGAAGCCGTCCTCGCCAAACGCGGCGGCCAGATCGCGCAACGCGTCGATGAGGAGCGCAACGCCGCGCGCGGTCCGCTGCAGTGGCTCGGGAATCGCCGCGAGTTCCGCGGTGAACAACCGCCCACCCTGGACCACGCTGACGAAGTAGGTCGTCAGATCGACGAGGCCGCCGACGAAACCGGTCAGCGCACGCATCCCCGCCATCACCGCGGGGCCGAACAGGCGGAACCCCTGGGTCACGAGCGTGTTCAGTTCCTTGCGGAACTGGCCAATCCAGTAGCGGCTGGAGCGCATCTGTCGCTCCAGCGCCTTCTGGGTGGCCCCGACGCCCTCGCTGGCGTTCTGCATCCGCTCTAGGGACGCGTTGTAATCGGCGACATGATTGGCGCCCAGAATCGTTGCCGCGTTCATCGCCTCCTGCGTCCCCAGGAGGTCGAAGAGTTTCTCCTCGCTCCCGCCCGACTCCTCCTGGAGGACACGGAGGTAGCCTGGCATGCCCTCCGCCTTGATCAGCGCCTCGGCGCTGGCATAGCCGTGTTTCTGGATTGCGGCCGTGAGCTCCTGCGTGGGGTTGAGCGCCGCGCGCATGAGCGACGCAATCTGCGTCTCCGCCTGCGCGGCGGCGACCCCTTTGAGGGTCATCTGGGCGTAGGCGGCGCCGAGCTCCTCGATCGAGATGCCAAGCGAGGCGGCAATCGGGACAGTGTTGCCGAGGTTCCGGGCAAGCTCTTCGTAGGTGATGACGCCCTCGTTGACCACTTGGAAGAGGACATCGCTGACGCGTCCCGACTCCGTGGCCGCCAGGCCATAGGCGTTGAGGACCGCGGTCGTCGCCTTGGAGGCGACGGCGGTGTCCGTCAAGCCCGCCGTCGCCGCCTTCGCTGCCGCTTCCAGGACGATCAGGCCGTCGGCGCCCTGGAACCCCGAGGAGTAGACATCGTACAGGCCGGCGGCGAGCTGGGCCGGCCCATCCCGGATGGCGGGATTCCGCGCGAGGGCGATGACATCGTTCGTGAGCGATTGCAGCTGCTGGTCGGTCAGCTGGGCGATGGAGTCGACGTTGGCCATGTTGGCCTCGAAATCGAGCGCCGCCCCCCCCAGGCCGGCCACCGCGCCGGCGACCTGGTTGATCGCCGCGCCCAGCACGAACCCGCCAGCAACGGCCGCGAGGCCCTTGGCCCCGCCGATGAGCCCCCCCACGCGTTTGTCGACGCGGCCCAGCCCAGCTTCAGCCCCGCGCGTGTCGGCGTCGATCTTGACGAGGAGGTCAGCGACCGTGACCGCCATGTGCTACCCTCGCGGCGACACCGACCGCTGCCCAGAGGAGGACAGGCCCATGCGCACGATCTGGCACGCGATCCTCTGGCTCGATCGCCTGTCGATCCGAGCCATCGCCCGGCAGGCCCATCGTTGGCTCCTGCGCCGACACTGGCGCGTTCGGGCGGCGATCGTCCTGTCCCTCTTCGCCCTGCTGGCGTACCTGGCCGAGGGCGACGCGATCGCCGCTGAGGCGCGGCAGTGGTGGCAGCTCTTCCGCACGATCGGCGAGCTGCTGGTTGATTAGGCAGCCCCCTCGCGCCGCCGCAGACGCTCGCGCGCCACGCGCTCCGCGGCATCCCAGACGGCCTGGGCGTCGACCCAGGCGGCCCGCGACCAGCCACGATCGTCCGGGCATCCCTCGACGATCTCCCACGGTGGCACCCCCCAGCGTTCGGCCAATCGGAGATAGCGCACCCACCACGGCACCCCTGCTCCGCGCCCAGCCTCCCACTCGGTCAGGCAGGCATCGGGATCGGTCAGCCATCCGGCGAGGAGCTCGACGTCGCCGTTTTTGGGCGTCGATCGTCGCGGATGGCATCCAGGATCAGGTCGATCACGTCGATCTCGACGGTGCGCAACGCCTCCTCGGTCAACGGGATCGGCGCGGGGTCGTCCTCGTGGAACTTCAGGTCCCACTCGGCGACGACGTCGAGGAACAGCGCGATCTTGGCGGCGGCGAGGATCAGCTCGTCGCTCGCGTGCTTGGCGAACGCGTTGAGCCGCTCTTCGAGCTCGCGATCGTAGACGTAGGCGCGGTAGCCGACGTTGAGGTGCTCGACGATCGGCGCGCCGGTCTCGGGGTCAACCGCCCCCGTCTCGATCGGGATCGTGAGGCGGACGATCTTCTTGCGGATCGCTGCGAGGTTCGCCATCTCAATAGCTCGCCACGGTGTTGATGAGGGTCAGCCGGCAGGCAAACCCCGTGTTCGGATCGCGCCCGATCGCCCCCGTGAACGGCAGGACGATGGCGGGACTGTTGGGCGCGGTGTCGATCTCGCCACGGGAGAGGATGAAGATGGCCGCGTCGAAGCGCAGCAGGTATTTCACCGCCGCCCCGATCGTCGGTCCCTCGACCTGCCAGCGGAAGAACTTCAGGCTGCCGGCCTGGAACGTGTTGATCAGCGAGATCGCCGTCGCATCGAACCCCAGGCGAAACTCGACGCCATAGTCCTGCTCTTCCTTCTCGAGCAGATGGGCGTAGCTCGTGATCGTCGCGTTAATCGGCGCATCGGGGTCGAACTTCTCGCCGAGGGTGACGTTCGCTTGGTAACAGGCGAGCAGTTTCGTCGTGCCGAGCGCGCCCACGGTGTCATCGGCGTAGATGTCGTACCTATTCGAGGGGATCGGGATGGCGGCGATGTCGGTCGGGTTCCCGGCCGTCTGCTCGGTCACCGAGATGTTCGGGCTCGTGCCGCCGGTGAACGAGTGGGCCGCGGTCATCAGCGGTACGTTCTTCCGGGCCAGTCGTCCCACGAACGTCACATCCACCGCGCTGCCCGGCAGGGGGCCGCCCGCGGTGGAGACGTTGCCGGCGCCGATGCTCGGCAGCGCCTCGAGCGCGGTCCGCACCTGGGTCGCCGTGGCGTTGTGCGGGATGTTCGTCGTGGTTGCGCCCTGGAACGTCAGCGTGAAGTTGCCGCCGGTCGGGCTCCCGGTGATCGTGATCCGCTGGACCTCGTTGGTGCCCGCCAAGCTCGCGCCCGTCTGCGGCATCCGCGAGATCAGGCCGGTCTCGAACCCCAGCTGCCCGCGCTGGACCGACAGGCCGAACGTGTGGAACGCCGCGTAGACGGCCTGGAGCGCCTGGACGCTATCCCCCCACTGCAAGGTATAGGTCCGGTAGTTGTCCTCGGCGTCGGGGTTGAGGTCGAACACGTGGCGGTAGGCCGTCGGCGCCCCGCCGGCATCTGGCTGGTCCGTCGTCGGGATGGCGATCCGGCTGGCAGCGACCGCCCCGAGCGCGTTGAAACACTGCACGCCCTCAGCCGACCACCGGCCGATCTCGTCCGGCAGCTGCACCGCGGTGGCCGTCTTGCTCGGCCGGCCCCGGAACGGCTCCGCATCACCACTCCAGCCAGGCTTGGCCCGCAGACCGCCGTAGCGGCGCATCGTCGTCGTCTGCGCCGTGCCTTTCGTTGTCTCCGCGCCAAGCAGGAACTCCTGGTTAGCAATCGAACGCGTCATGCGAGCCTCCTCGCATCACCTCGACACGCCAGATCGTGCCGAGCTGTCGGTAGAGGACCGCAGCGTTGGCGGCCTCCTCCACCACCGTCGTCAAGGGCCACTCGCCGGTGGCCAGGAACGTCAGGAAATAGGACTGCCCGTCGTAGGTCAGCTGGGCCGTTGGTCGGACCACGGCGAGCTCGCGCAACAGCCGCTGGGCAGCGAGCCGCACGGGGTCCGTGCTCGTCCCCTCGCAGATGAAGCGGGTCACATAGCGGACGACCTCGCTATCGATGTCGTCCCCGGCCGTGATCACCCCGCCGTAGTCTCCCTGCTCGGCGTAGTGGATGAGCGCCGGTAGCGCCAGACCGCTGGGGACGACGGCGAGGTTGGCGATGCGCGATCCGACCGCGGCCGTTACCTCGGGCGTGGTGCTCGCGACCTGGTAGACGTATTCGGCAACAACCTCAGACCCGAACATCACAGCCTCCGGAGCAACGCCTCATGGGCACGGATCCAGCCAGGCTGCACCCGCTGCACCGCCTGGGTGGCGAATCGTTTCGGCGCCACCCCACGTCCCGTGCCGAGCTCCTGGTAGGCCGCGTAGAACTGCCGCCAATGGACGGAGGCTGGTTTCCTCCCACGGGCCGGCGTGATGCGCACGTTGGTCCGCAGCGCCGTGGTCTGCACCGGCGTGAGCGGGACGCTCGTCCAGTAGATGTCGAACGCGGCCTTGGTGTCGATCTCCTCGACGCCGCGGCACAGGTGCGCCGGCAGCTGCGGCAGGCGGTTGGATCGCACAACGATCTCGACACTCATCCGCCCCGCTCCGCGCAGATCGCCGTCGCGAGCAGGCCCCAGTCCCCCTCCCGCACCACTGCGCCGACCTCGAAGGTTCGTTGGCCGATACGCAAGCGGTGCGATGGGTGCACCGCTGCCTCGAACGGCAGGTCCACAGCGTAGGCCACCGCCCACCCGAGCCGACTGGCCGCCTCCCGCTCCTGCGGCGAGAGTCCAGCGCCTCGCAGCCAGGCCGCCGTGGTTCCGATGACCTGCTCGCCAGCCTGACGGTTACCGCGGGAGTCGAGCGCGCCGGAGGGGGCGAGAATCTCAGCGGTCTCCGGGAGGAGCGCCGAGGCCTCGCGGCGGAGCGCATCACGCTCGGCGTCGCTGAGGACGCTCACGGCGCTCCTCCCTCACGGGCGTGGTGGACGCGTGGTACGGCGCGCCATCCTCGTAGGCGAGGATGACCGCATCGGGATGGTAGCGCTGCGCCGCGGCGACGGAGGCGACGACATAGCGTTCGCCCCGGAGGAACGCTCGGCGGCCATCGCGCGCCGGCACGTCGCGCTGATACTCGATCACCACTGCTGGCATCACATCGCTCCGAGATCGGTGCGGGCGAGGGACACGGCCATCGGCCGCGCCTGCCGCCGATACGTCACCGCGAGCTCCTGCAGCGCCCGCGCTTGCTGGGATCGGCTGAACGACCCGCCGGGCAACGTGAGATCGAACTGCCGGGCCAGCCGCGCCGCCCATTGTTCCAGCAGCAGCGCGGCAGCCATCGCCACGTCATAGGTCGCCCCGGTGATCAGCACCGGGGGCGGCTGACCGGGGCTGGCGAAGACCCACCGACCGGTGAGGCGGTCAGCGCTCGTCGGGGTCACCGGCTGATAGGCCGCGTCGGTGAGCGTCTCGCCCGCCTCCCAATCGGTCAGGCCCGCGAGGTGCTCGCGATACTCGACGATCCCCCCAGGGAGCAGGGTCGGGACCGGACGCAGCGGGGCCGTGCGGACCAATAGCTGCGTCCGGTCGAGTGCCGCCTGCACCTCGTCGTCGGTGAACGTCTGGCTACTCCCGGCGGGATCGCCGATCAGGCCGCGTACCCGGCTGATCAGCTCCGCCATCGTCGCTCGTGGCATCGGTTGCCTCGCTCGCCGGTCGCTCCAGCCCCTGCATGGCGTACCAGGCGGCAATCTCCGCCTCCGTGGCCAGCCGGAATCCCTCCGCCAGCAGGGCCGGCGTCCATTCGTCCGGCACGGAGTGCGTCATGCCTCCCGGATTCACCACAAACGCGCCCATTAGCTCAGCACCACCACGCCGAGCGTTGGCCGGAGCACGGCCACGCCGTACAGAATGTCAAGCCCGACGCGCACGCCGCGATTGCTCATGTCGTACTGGTAGAGCACGCGCAGCACGAGGCCCGTTTCCGGGTCAGGCATTACCGCGGCCTGGACTCCGGATCCGGCCGGTGGCTCGCGGAATGGCCGCACCGCCAGAATCATCGCGTCGCGATGGAAGGCCAGGTTCTTGGTGCTATTCGGCGTACCGGTCACCACCGGCACGAGCTGGCTGACGAAGACATCAAAGCCGTAGAGCCGGCCAATCGAGCCCTCGGCAATCCCCTGCTGCCGGCTGAAGGCGAAGTAGTTCTGCAGGGAGCTATCTCCCAACAGCGCGATCTCGTCCTTGTCACTCACCACCAGGGTGCGGTCAACCAGCGGCGCCTTGTTGTCATTGAGGAGCTTGCGCGCACTCCGGACCGTGGCCGCGGTGATATCCGTGCCGCTCGTGCCAACAGAACCGCCGGTTAGGGAGGTATAGAGCGCAAACAGATCGTTCTCCATGGCGTTGCCCAGGGCGATCGCCGCCGGGCGCACATAGCGGTCCAGGAGCGCCGTGTTGGTCTGCGCCGCGGCAAAGTCCTCTACCAGGAAATCCACGACCTTGTGCTTGGAGAGGGTGACCTGAACGGTGTTCCCACCGGCCGGCGTCTGCGGGTTGACAGGGGTGTCAGCGGCCTTGTCCTGGGCGGTAAACGTGCCAGGGTAGGGGATATTGAGGGTCTTGCCAACCCATCCCGGCTCGAAATCGCTGTCGCGCGCCACGCGCCGGGTGAGCACGATGTTTTCGCGCAGCACGTCCAGGGCGCGCGCGGCCCAGACTTGCGGGACGAATCCCGCCGTGTCAGCAAGGGTTCGGGTGATGTTCGGCATCGCTTATTTCCTCTCATCCAGGGATGATGCGTCCCTCAGCCATGGCCTGGAGGATCTCGTCGCGGTGCTGCTGCCAGAAGCGGTAGTCGTTGATCTGGCTCAGGGTAAACGTTCCGCCCCGCTGCTGGCCGGTCGCCGGATTCGCCGGCGAGCCACCCGTGACTGCCGGCGCGCCAGCCAGGTACGGCTTGGCCTTGATCAGCTCCTTGAGCGCCTGCTCCAGGTTTTTCGGTGTCCCATCCTCGGCGAATTCCAGCTTCGACAGATCCAGGAGCCTATAGGCGGCTTCCGGATCAACGATCCCCAGCCGGCTGGCCGTGAGCATCGTCTCGTACTTGAGCGTGCGCTCCTGGCGCTCCCGCTGCCACGACTCCTTCTCGCGCTCCAGCTCTGCCAGCCGCTTTTGCAGCTTCTCTTGCTCGGAGAGCTGGCTCTCCTGGAGCTTGTCGAATTCCGCCGCCTTCTGCTTCAAGGCGTCGTAGTCCTTGTACTTTTCCCGTTCCCGCTGAAGCCGCTCGCTGATGATCCGGTCGAGCTCCTCCTGCGTGAACGTCTTCCCGGCCGCAGGCTGCCCACTGGTGGGCTGGCCCTGGCCGTCCTGGGGTGCTGGCGCCGCGGTTTGCGTTCCGCCGCCAGCGATCTGCTCGCTCATCGCATCCTCCGGGCTTGAGGGTTCCCAGGCGGTCGGAGAGCGGTTGGGGTTGATCGCCTGGGGTCCCGTGACCGGTGCCCGTCCCGTAGACAACAAAAAACCGCCGGTGTGGACCGGTGTGGTCCGCAACCGGCGGCAGCAGAGCCGCGCTCTGGTCCTAGCCTAATCCCTGATCACCAGCGCGTCAAGGCTCGAGGGAGACGCGCGGCCGGGCAAAGCCAAGCTGGTCAATGACCGGCAGCGCCTCCTTCAGCGCGCGCAACAGCGCCCGGTAGCGCTCCGCCTGTTCCGGCGTCATCTGGCCAGCGCGGTAGGCGGGATCAAGGACCACGCGGACCGTCCCCATGACCTGCCCCCATTCCATATCGCGGACATCCCGTTCATCAACCGAGAGTTGCCCACGCTCCTGATCGTCCAGGATCGACGGCAGATCGGTGAGCTCGCCCGCAAGCGCCGCAAGCGCCAGATCAAGTTTTTCCGTCACGCTCGTGGCCGTCGTAACCATCGAAATTCCTCAGCCTTCCGTCGCAGCTCCGTTTCAGGATCTTCCGAGAACTGGTACGCGGTCGTCCAGTGCCCGGTCTCCACCCGGTAGTCTACCAAGACCCACGCGTGGTCAGCGGGACCACGAACAGAGCCGCTGCGCCGGACAATCGTCAGTTGCCATGCCCGGCCTTCATAGCGACGCGTCGCAACACCACTCGTGGGATCACGCACGACCGCTTCGATGCTGGCCAGGTAGTCATCGAGCACGGTCCCGTCCGGCCACTCCCGGCGGAGCATCACATGCTTGAGAAAATGCCGCTCCGCGGGTGGGAGCATCGTCGAGCCGCGGAGCTCCTGGCCCTGCCAGATCATACCCGCGAGCTCCCCGCGCGCCCGTTCCCGTGCACCGGCATCAAACCCCGCCCGCGCCACGTGCTCCAGCACCTCGGCTAGTTCCTCGCGGGAGAGCCGCCGTGCCCCGGTCGCCGCCTCCAGGATCAGCCGGTCCGCGCGGGAGAGATGGCCGGCAACGGGCGCCACCCGCGCCAGCCGGGCGTAGGCGTCAGCGCGCTGTGCCCCCAGGATCTCCCGCAGGCTGCGCTCGTAGCCCACCCTCCCCCAGCGGGGATCGCGGCGGAACCCGCGCAGATCCTCCAAACTGATCGCCCCGGCCTGGTAGGCCGCGTATTTGGCCGGTCCGAGAATGGCTCGTTGTTGCGCCTCGGGCAGCCGCGCAAACAGGTCCGGTCCCGGCTCCGGCGGCGGCGCCGAAAGCTCCTCAGGCACGGCAAACCCGAGCTCGCGCCAGCTCTTCGTCTTCGGGATGGGCGTGCAGCGGCAGCGCGGGTGGCTGGCGAAGTGCTCCTCCAGCCGGTGGACCGTGCCATGCATCGCCCAGCAGAACGCGCACGTCCGGCTGCCCAGCGCGCTGTACCAGATCCAGCCGGAGATCACCCGGCTATTGTGCTGGTAGGAGCGCAGCAGCGCCGTGCGGTAGCTGCGCAGCATCTCCGTCCGGGCGATGGTGAGGGCTCGGACCAGATTGCCACCCAGCGCCTGGCGGATCTGCCGGGCGATGGCCGTGGGGTGCTGGCCGGTGGCCACCCCGGCAATCAGCGTCTCCCGTACCTGCCGGCTCGCCTCCGGCCCGAGCTCATCGAGGAGATCGCGCAGCGGCGAGCCATCCGCGAGGAACCCCACCAGGTCGCGGACGGCGTCTGCGTTCAGGGCCTCATACGCGAGGGAAGCGCCCGGCGGTGGGGGACCGAGGCCGGCCCGCGCGAGTTCCCCGGCGTGCTCCTGGGCCGCCGTCACCGCCGCCGCCTGTTCCTGCAGGATCGCCGCCTCGGCAAACCGCGCGAAGGTGGCGATTTCCCGCTCCACCTCGCGCTGGAGCGTGACCAGCCGGTCGAACTGGAAGAGCCAGGCCGGGGTGATCTCCTCGCCACGAGTGATAGCGGCGGCCATCGCCTGGCCGAGGTCATCGATGCGGGCCTGGATGCGCTGCCAGGCGGCACCATAGGCGCGGACCAGCTCGGTTGCTGCCCGCCGCTCGGCTCGCAGCAGGTCCGCGCGGAACCGGTCTGCGATCTCGTAGAGATCGGGCATTATTGCCCTCGCTCAAAGGCGGCGAGGAGCTGCTCACCAAGCTGGGCGCTCGCCGCCTCGCGCTTGGCCCGCTCCAGGTCCGGGTTGTAGCCCAGCTTCTGCAACACCGTATCGGCAGACACGCCAAGCTGCTGATCGAGCAACGCCGCCTGCCGCACCACGAGCGGATCGGCGGGCAGCAGCTCCGGCCAGTGGATCACCGTCTGGTTGTCGTCGCCAAAGCCGCCAAGCTGCAGCAAACGGCGGTTCAGCTCCATGAGCAGGTCGCCATAGGTGCGCCGCTTGGTCTGGGTCTTCTCCAGCAGCGGCTGGTAAAGAATCTGCAGCGCCACACCGCTGAGACTGCCCACGTTGTCGAGCTTCCCGGTCGCCACCTCGGGCACCCGTGCGACCTCGTGGAGCGCCTCACGCAGGCGCTGGTAGACGGTGATGCTGCTGGCCAGATCGCTCTGCATTTCGAGGTTATGCAGGCTCGCATCCGGTGACGGCAGCACGATTGTCTCATCGACCGCAATGTTGAGCTGGTTTGCAGCGAACCCCTTGCCCCAGGTTTTGGGATGGGCGTGAAACCGGATGATACGGGCGAGGTTGCTGAGGACAAAGTTGATGGCCGCGTTGAGCTGAAGCAGGTCGTCTTCGAGATCACTGAGTCCCCAATATTCGTTCGGGCACGGCAGGTTCTGGCAATCGACAATGGGCGGCCAGGCGTAGGGCCAGCGCGCTTCCCCCACCGTCTGCCAGGTCGCGCTGTCCGCGGCGCTCCGCTGATCAGTGATCACCCACACTGGCCCATCGCGCTCGATGATCTGCCGGATGCGCACCGGCTTGCCCGACCCTGGATCGAGCGCCGGGTAGCTGATCGTGTAGCGCGTCACCTGCTCGATGTCGTCCGGCTCCCAGCGCACGGCAACGGTCGCCGGATCGAGGACGACCAGGCGCGGGTACGGGGATCCCTGCTGGGGAATGATCTTCACGAACGCATGGCCGGCGATGGCGCCGTTGAGCGCCAGCTTGGCGAGCGTGGTCATCTGCCGGTTGGCGCCCCAGCAGGCGGATAGCCACTGCTCAGCCTCCGTCTCGGCCGTCTCATCCAGCTCGAAGCGCAGATCCTGGCCGAAGAGGAAGGAGACGCCTTTGTCGACGATCACGCGGGCGAAATTGACGGTCACATTGTCGTCCAGCTGGCCCTGCCGGACCTTGAGGGAGCGCGGATGCTGGCCGTGGTAGATGCGCCAGCGCTGCGCGATCCGGTTGGCGCGCGCCACCTCATCCGCTGCGGCGAGCTCATAGAGCGCCAGCGTGGTGGGATTGACGGTGTGGCTGTGGTTGTCTGACCACCAGAGTCGCATGGGAATCTCCTAGGCATACACGGGCGGAGCGAACTCGACGACCCCCCGCGGGCCGGCCGCCCAAGCCGCGAGGGCGAGGGCCATCACGCAGTCGGTTGTCAGGGCTTTGTCGTCCCAGGCGTAGCCCTGGAGCTCATCGACCAGCTCACGGATGAAGGGGAAGCGCAGCGTACGTTTCTCCAGGGCGATCTGGAGATTGGTGAGCAGGTCGAGCTTGCTGCGACCAGTGAAGACGAACCCCTGGGCGACGTCACGCACCTCATCGAGCACGGCGTCGCCGACGCCGGTCGCGTCAATGAGGGTCTGGTGACACCCGTAGCGCTGATGCCACTCGCGGATGCGCACCGCCACGACCGGCCACGGCTGGCGCTGGTAGCGCTCAAACGCCACCAGCCGGTAGGGACGCGCCGTGGCATCCAGCACCACGTGCACCGTCCAGTCCTCGGATTTGGCCAGGTCCACACCCTGCACGTAGCGCCGGTGGGGCTGCGGGTCCTCGGGCAGCGTCCAATCGCTGGACTCATAGGCCGCCTGGAGGTGCGCCCAGCCGAAGACGGCGGCGTCGTCATCGGCGTAGACCCCTTCAACCTCGCGCTGCCAGGCCGAGGCGGTCATCCGGTCGCGGAGCGACCGGATGTACTCATGATCGACGTGCGGGTTCTCCCAGGTTGGGCCAGTTTGCGCGTAGACGGTCGGGTCGCCGGCCAGGCCGCGCTGGAGCTCACGGTAGACGAGGCCGCGGCGTGCGCGAGGGGTCGAGAGGAGGATCAGTTGGCCACCGACGTCAGCCAGCGCCATCCGAATCACCTCGGTGATCAGACGTTCGGGGAGGTAATCCGCCTCGTCAGCGATGACCCGGTGGAAGGTATGGCCGCGCAGGTAGATGCCCTCGCGGGCCGCGGTGCGCACCGTGATCTCACTGCCCGTTTTGAGGCGCAGCGTCGGGAACGGCGTCTCCTTGGCGCGGTCCACGAGCGCACGGAGCAGCGGTTCCCGTTGGCAGCACATGAGCGCGACGTCGAACGAGAGACGGGCTTGATCGAGCGTCACCGAGACGATCCCCTGACGGCTACGCGGGTGCGTCACGGCGTAGTGGAGCGCCTGCACCGCCGCGCACTCGCTTTTTCCCCACCGCCGGCCACAGACCAGGACGTGGGTGGCGCGGCGTGGGGCCGTCAGCCACCGCGCCTGGCCAGGATGTGGCTCCCAGCCAAGCCAACGCCGGCAGAACGTGAGGACATCGCCGGCGTCACGCGCTGCCTGGCTGAGGACGTCGGCCACGCGATCACGGAAGAGGATCACGCTCGTCCCCCGCGCAACGATCGAGATAGCCAGCCAGCACCTCGCCGATGTCGAGCTCGTGTCGCTGGGTCTCGATCCCCAGGACCCTCGCACGATAGGTGAGGAGCGTCACCAGGCGATCGATTGCTGGACCGTTGCCGCCGAGGACCTTCGGCCAGATGGCAGCGATCGCCGCATCGGTGCGCGCCAGGTCCTCGGCTACCCGCTGCTCGTAGAGGTCACGGCGTCGCGCCTGCCAGGCCTGCCGGATCGCGACGATGTCGGCATGGACCGTCGATTGTGCGCAGCCGATCACGCCAGCAAGCGCCCGCTCACTGATCCCCGGTTGGGCGGCCAGGAGCTCAGCGACCCGCAGCCGGCGTAGCTCGGTTTTCGTCAGCTTGATCCGCCCCATGATCGATTAGTACGTGATCGGCGTGCCAGACCGCCCCGCAGCGCTCGCAGCGGATCGACACCACGCGTCCGACCCACTCGCGGCCCTGGTGCCGGATCACCGTCTCGCCCGCGACCTGGACCCCGAGGAGCTTGCCGCACTGCGCACAGCGGATAACGCGGGGGAACCGTTGGTCGTGCATGGGCCTCACAGATCAGCAGGCCGCCGACATGGACGTCTTCACGCCATGACCCGGCGGCCCACAGCCACGCTCCAGTCTGCAGTTTGCCAGGATCATAGCACGCGACGCGACGTGGTGATGATCGGGCGGCCCAGCACCGACCGCGTGCCGCCGCAGCCGGGACGGGGGCAGAGGAGGATCGTGACGTTGTCGCTGTCGCGCCAACCCAGGGCGACGCCAGGGCGGGGGACGATCGTGCCGCTGCGGCGCGCGTGAGCGAGGAGCACGTGGCAACGAGGGCAGACGAGGGGAGATCGGCTCATGCAGGGCGGGTGGGGGTCGGTGGATCGATCCTCACGCGTCGCAACTCCCCGCCAACGAGGACCACGAGACCGAGCCGCACCGTCTCCTCCGGCGTGAGCTGGAGCGTTGTCACGAGCCGACGCAGGACCGTGAGGCTCGGTCGGCGATCACCCCGTTCGATGCGAGAGACGGCCGACAGGCTGAGGTCCAGGCGTTCAGCGAGCTGGGCCGTGGTCAGCCCCCGCGATCGCCGCAGATCCCGCACCGCCGCGCCGATGGCCACCGCCATCGGGTCCATGGTG